CTGGAACAGGTCATGTTTAACCATGGCACGGTCCAGGAAGTGGTCGCCCGATACAATTGGGAGGTGACCGCGCGCGCCGAAGAGCACTGCCTAGCCGTGGCGGAGCAACGGGAGCGTGAGTCGATGGGGAGCGAAGACTCCTCAGTAGAGCTGGTCCAGACGGGAGAGTGCCCCCTCCCGAGGGAAGATTTTGACGATGTTGCGGCTGTGGAAGCGCGCATGCGTCAATGGACTGGCTTCGTCGCGCGTGCTGAACGCGAGGCGTCTGATGATGAGATGGAAGCGATCGAGGATGTTTACGTCCACGGCCGCGAGCGAATCTTGGAGGAAGCAGGGGTGACTGCAGAGGAATACGAGACGCGCCTTGTGGAACGCGACGCATACCTCAACCGGCGATGGGCCGAGGTGGAGATGGTGGAAGGGCTGATTGAGTTGGTGGAATTGACGACTCAGCCCGTCTACAAGCAAGTGCGCCAAGAGGTAGCGCCTCGTGACAGTCCACGGGTTCTCTATGTGCACAAGCACATCTACAGCTCGAAGCTGGTGAGTTCTCTAGTGAATGAGACTCGGGGCAAGTACGGACCGCTCACTCGTACTGATCCCAATTGGCGTATTGTATCCCACTACATGCGTCGATCTTTGGTGAAGCACGGACTCCCGCTGGTGGCGATCGACAGACATGTTGGTTTTGCTGCTGAGTTCTACTTCGAAAACTTGCACTACGACCTATTGCGGGGGTCGTTGATGAACCAAAGCCTGGGTGCGCTTCCGCGCGCCGGCGGCTGACGGTTTGGCTGCCATACCGTGGTTGGAGTTGATGCCACCAACCACTATGTACATCCTGCACTTGGTATCAAGTTGTATGGTGAGCCAGTGCAACGCAGGAAACGATTTTTGGCTATCGATGGTCTGGTTCGTGCCGACTATGGCGTTTACAACAGCAACGTCGCTGCAATTGTGGCGGCGTTGAGTGAGCGCTATTTTCGGTGCGAAGTTGGTGGAGAGTTCTTGCCCGCACTGCCAGTGGAGCAAGGCGCGTATGATGAATGCGCATACTTTTCAAAATCTCTTGTGCGCAGAACGAGAGGTTATGGCCTCGCGGCTCGTAGCCGCGCGGCCGTGGTGGAGTCGTACCATGGCAGGAAAAGACTAGTGTATGCGGAGGCCGCACGCAACCTAGACGTGCATCGTCTAGATGAGGAACGAGCACATCTGCTCGCTACGTTTGTCA